GAGCATAAAATTAATCTCTTCAATGACTTCCTCAATAGTTTATAAGTAGTGCTTCTTACATAAAATATTTTAATTTATAAATAAATATAGATTTAAACACAGGAAAAATCCGGAGAGTTCAAATGTCTAGTGGCAACAATTTACAAGAAATGGAAGTAGGCACGAAGCAATCCAAGACCGCTGTTAATGCTGGTGCAAAGGCAGCGGATCCTATGCCAACGCTTCAAGGAGACGGATCTCAACTCGGCGCAGTTGAAGATCTCGGCGGTCCTACTCCTGAAAACTACAGATCAGATGATGATTCAGCAAAACTGAAGACCCCTGGCGGCACCCTTAAGCAAGTTAAGGATGTTGTTAATAAAGGTGCTAAGCCTGCTGATGCAATGAAAGGCGTCAAGGAAGAAGAAGATCTTTCTGACGAAGAAGTAGTTGCAGAAGAAGAGACCAACGAAGAAGAAGTAGTCTCTGAAGAAGAAATTGCTGAAGAGGAAGAAGTAGAAGTAGTTGCCGAATATGATATTGAAGAGGATGTAAATGCTCTTCTTCAAGGCGAGGAACTCTCCGAAGAATTCCAAGAAAAAGCAAAAACCATCTTTGAAACTGCTATCAATGCTAAGGTAGCAGCTATCAGAGTTGAAATGGAAGAGCAACTCAACGCTCAGATTGCTGAAGAGCAAGAAAAGATCGCTGAGGAGTTCGCTACTGTTAAAGAGGCACTCGCTGAGCGTGTTGACTCTTATCTTGAGTATGTTGCTGACGAGTGGTTTGAAGAGAACGCACTCGCAGTTGAATCCGGTCTGCAGACCGAAATGACTGAATCATTCCTGACTGGAATGAAGTCACTTTTTGAAGAACATTATGTAACAATCCCTGAAGACAAATATGATGTGCTTGAGAGCATGGTAGAAAAACTTGATGACATGGAGACAAAACTCAACGAGCAGATTGAGAAGAATGTTTCCCTTAACAAGCGTCTCGCAGAGTCGGTTGCTGAAGGAATCCTCGATAACGTTTCTGAAGGTCTTGCTGAGACCCAGAAAGAGAAGCTCGCCTCACTTGCAGAGGGTGTTGAGTTTGAAAGTGAAGCAAAGTATCGTGAAAAGTTGGAGACGCTGAAGGAGTCATATTTCTCCTCCACTAAAGTAACTTCAACCGCTAACAAGACTGAGACTCTCTCAGAAGGTGTAGAATCTGGACATGAGTCCTACTCAGGTTCAATGGCTGCATACATGAAGACTCTCGGGTCTTTTAGCAAGTCCTGAATTTAATATTAATTCAAACTGTAAACATCCACACTTAAAGGAAAAAGCAAATGTTCCATTCTGAGCATCTGCAGGAAAAGTGGGCACCTCTCCTCGACCACGAGGGTGGAATCAAAGATTCCCATCGTAGAGCTGTTACCGCTGTCCTGCTCGAAAACCAAGAAAAATTCCTCCATGAGCAAAATGCTTTTGGACACTCAGGTCTCCTGAACGAAGCACCTACCAACGCTGTTGGTAACGATGGTTACCAAGGTGGTTCTGCTGAAGCAGGTCCTACCGCAGGTTTCGACCCCGTTCTGATTTCCTTGATCAGACGCTCCATGCCTAACCTGATCGCTTATGATCTGGCTGGCGTTCAACCAATGTCTGGTCCTACTGGCCTTATCTTCGCGATGCGCTCACAGCGCCTCAAGGAAGGCAGCAGAAGCGAGACCTTCTATGATGAAGTAGATTCCGCATTCTCTGGTCAGGACGCAGGATTTAACCTCACCGGCGGCATGACTGATCGTCTTGCTGGTATGGGTACTACCTCACAGTCAGGTACTAATCCTTCCGTCTTGAACCCTGTTGGTTCTGCTACCTCCACTGCCTACAACGTAGGTCAGGGTATGCAAACTGGCGACGCTGAGAACCTTGATGGTACTGGTGGCGACGCATTCAACCAGATGGCATTCTCGATCGAGAAAGTCACTGTTACCGCTAAGTCAAGAGCACTGAAGGCAGAATACAGCCTTGAGCTTGCACAAGACCTGAAGGCAATCCACGGCCTCAATGCTGAGGCAGAACTCGCCAACATTCTCTCAACTGAGATTCTGGCTGAGATCAACCGTGAAGTCATCAGAACCATCTACAAGACTGCTGAGCAAGGCGCTGTTTCTAACGTCGCTACCGCTGGTGAGTTCGACCTCGACATCGACTCCAACGGTCGTTGGTCTGTTGAGAAGTTCAAGGGTCTTCTGTTCCAAATCGAGCGCGATGCTAACGCAATTGCACAGCGCACTCGTAGAGGAAAGGGCAACATCATCCTCTGCTCTGCAGACGTTGCTTCCGCTCTGACCATGGCTGGTGTACTTGACTACACCCCAGCACTCAACGCTAACCTGAACGTTGATGACACTGGCAACACCTTCGCTGGTGTTCTGCAAGGTAAGTATCGTGTCTACATCGATCCTTATGCTGCAAACCTGACCTCTGCTAACGCATCTGGTGGTAACCAGTACTATGTCGTTGGTTATAAGGGTACTTCACCTTATGACGCAGGTCTGTTCTATTGTCCTTATGTTCCTCTCCAAATGGTTCGTGCCGTTGGTGAGAACTCCTTCCAGCCCAAGATTGGCTTTAAGACCCGCTACGGCATGGTCGCTAACCCATTCGCAGCAGGAACTACCCAAGGACTGGGTAACCTGGTTGTTAACCAGAACCGCTACTATCGTCGCGTTGCTGTTAAGAACCTCATGTGATCTTTGGTTCACATACCAAACCAAGGAGGCCTTCGGGTCTCCTTTTTTTTATGAGTATAAACTCGTAGGCATAAATTTTTGTTTCTTAATTGTAGTCATTTACACATAAAACTAATATATAATGATAGAATTAAGAGGTAAACAAAGTGAACTGAAAGTCGAATTTTTATTATGACTCAAAAAACTATTGGAGGTTGTTATGCATAACATATTATCGCATAATCAATTAGCAGGATGGAAGCAAAGTGTTATGAGATTGGAAAACACTTTAGATAGGAGCATGGAAGAATCTGATCTTATTAACGACTATTATAATTGCTTAATTGAATGTGATGATGACCAGTCAACATGTAAACGAATTTGTCG